CTCCCAAAAAAGCTTAGAAGTTGAAATTAATCATCCGCCAAAAATGGTATCTTCAACAGGTGAAGGATACCTTTACAAGTCTTCAAGCACCACACCTTAATTGGGCTTTGCGGAATGCTCTAAACACCGCAGCAAAACAAGTCGAACGCTTTGCAGAAAAACAAATTGCCGATGTTACATCAGCCAAATCAAAGCGTATCAAGCGAGGCGTTTATATTAAAGAAAAAGCTACAGCAAAACTTCTCGAGACAAATATCATTGGTTCTGGAACACCGATACCTCTTAAATTTTTTCAAGCACAAGAAACAAAACGCGGTGTAACTTACAAAATGTTTGGAAAGAAAGAAATCTTACCTCATGCTTTTATCAAAGGTGGGAGTTTTCCAAAGCGTGTTGAATTAAAAAAGCTGAATGGTAATGTCTTTCAAAGAGCAGATGGAGATCAATTCCCCATTGCAAAACAAGAGGGACCCTCAATTGCTGGAGTAATGTCCAAGCCAGAAATTGCAAATACTATTACACAATATGCCAATGAGAGATTAATTGCCAATATACAGAGACAACTTGAACGTCAAGAATACGCTGCTAACAAGAAGACTAAATAATGTTCTTATGCTATGCCTATCTGCTACACAATAGGATTTTCTTTCTTGACAAGATTCACAGAAAACATATATCGTTAAATTAGGTGCCTCAAAAACACCTTAAAACCATAAGCGGATTGATTACCGAAATAATCAGTCTTCTGTACATTAAAGACTTTGACTCATTATATGCTACACGCGTATAATGACCTCGTCGGGTGTGGTTATGCCATAAAATACCCTTGTGAGGAAAGCATAACGACGGACTTGTAGCCGTGTTTTTCAGCACCCGGCATCCCTTGTTGGATGTCAATGAAAAACGTCTAAAACTACAAGGAGTTCATCATGAACACTCTTATAGAAAGCACTTTTAGTGAGAATGCTATTCAGACTATGTCTAGCATTGAAATTGCAGAAGTGTGTAGTAAGCAGCATAAGAATGTTATGCGCGATATTAAGCAAATATTTAGCGAGCTCAAATTTGAGCCGGCTAAATTTTTAAGCAGTTATATTGATGAACAAGGGAAAACTCGACCTTGTTATAATCTCCCCAAGCGAGAATGTTTAATTCTTGTGTCTGGTTACAGTACTGCTTTACGTGCAAAAATCATTGACTGTTGGCAAGAATTGGAAAGGCAGATTGCAGCTCCACAAATTGACTATTCAAGTCCACAAGCAATGATAGGTTTCTTGAATCACTTACAAAACCAAATCGAGCAGAAAGATCACGTGATTGCAGAATTAGAACCAAAGGCAAAAGCACTTGAAGGTTTAAAACGCTCTGATGGTCTGTTTGGGTTGATTGAAGCAGCTAAGATGCTGGAGGTACGACCAAAAGATTTAACCGATTACTTGCGAAAACATGATTGGGTCTATCGCCGTGCTCCAGGGGCTCCGTTGTTACCCTATCAGGATAAGATCAAGAAAGGATTTATGGACTGTCCTGCTATTACCATTCAAAGACCGGATGGAACAGAAAAAGTGCTCCCTTCAACAAAAATCACATCTAGAGGATTGGCTTGCTTGAGAGAACAAATCCATGGAGGTGTGCAATGAAGTGCAGTGTTGATTTCTTATGTGATTTGTGGATGGCATTGTCTCAATTTTCTAATCATCAAGGCATTGGAGATGAAGATTGTAACGCCTTGGTTCAAGTCATGGGTGTAGTTGAAAAAGCTTTGATTTTAAAGCTTCAAGATGACGTGCCAAATATTACAAAGATTTTAGCAGTTCTTACAGACTTTGGAGCTTCAGAGTTTCCTACAGTTATGTACCCGTTGTTGAAAGCTTACCAGCCAAATTTAGAAAATCCTGTTGTGAAAGCTGCTTAAGTAAAAACATGACTCCCCTCCCTGCTACAAAAGTGGGGAGGATGTTAATTACACCTACAGATTAAGCTGTGAATGAGAACCAAGACGCACCAAAATAAGTCTATCTTGACCGATTAATCGATAAATCAAAACCAAATCAGGTCGAATATGGCAATCTCGATAATCTTTCCAATTTCCAGTTAATGCATGATCATGATGTCGAGGTTCTAAAGGTTGATCATTTGCTAATGCGGCAATGATTTGGCGCAAGTCAGTCTTTAAAAGATGCCGATATCGCCCTTTCATTTCACGCTTAAAATCACGTTTGAAAACAGTGGTACGTTCAATCGTCCGCATAGAGATCATCAAATAATTCGTCTACAGAATTAAACTTTTTTAAGTTGTCTTCGTCTAATTCAGTAAAAGCCGCTATGGTCTCTGCATTAGGTTGAAACAAGAAGGATGGAATAGCTTTATCTTGCGCAATACGCGTCATCAACACTCTCACGACATCACTTACTGATAAGCCGGAGGCTTGAATAACTTGATTAGCAACATTCTGGATCTCTTCCGGTACACGTGCTTGAACCATGCGGCTGGCAGCCATGATGATCTCTCCTCTCTTAACTGTATTTCAATGTAATACAATTGAAGTTTAATTTCAACCGCAAAATGTTTGGCTTATCTGATACGCTATTAAACATCATTTTTTAGAATGGAGAGCTAGTTTATCTGCCACTTGCTTTTTTTAAGACTTCCCCCATACGTGTTCGCCAGTCTTTTCCTTGTTTTTTAAAAGAGGCAATAACGTTTGGGTCAAGACGTAGAGTAACCGCTTGTTTGGGCGATTCAACTGGTGGACGCCCGCGTTTACGGCGCTCTTCCGTTACATACTTAAAAAAGGAGGATGGTAAAACATCTTTAGCTGGCTTTAGACGTGCAAGTTCTTCATCTGTTAGTGGCGGAGAATCTACAGCATCCCAATCTTCTTTTGTGTAGCCACATCCTGTTTCAAAGGTTTTTTTGATAGTCATTGAAAACCTCTCTTTCTTTTTTATTAGCTCGACGGAAACTGATAATGGATATCGCTTCGTTACCAAGCTTTGCAAAAACAATAACTGTTGTGCCATCAGAAAAATGTCCAATAGCTTTCATGCGGTTTGAATGTGTCGCATCAATAAGAGCATGCTCCCAGTCAAAGTAAATAACATCAGCAAAATCAAGCTTATGTTTATCAATGTTTAAAACTCTTTTTGGTTCATCCCACACTATCTTCATATATTTTACGTACACTTAAAATACGATACAGTCAATAAATAAAGTGTACGATAATTCGCATAAATCCTTCAGAAGGAGAAACTCTGAATGACTAAGAAGCATCGTGAAGGTCTCTCGGTTCGAGCCTTTGCGAAAAAGATGCGTGTCTCTCCTAATGCGGTTGTTTCTCGGATTAAAACAGGCAAATTTGATGCGGCTCTTTTTGAAGATGGTTCTATCAATGAAGCTCTTGCAACAGCTATCTGGAATGAGAACCCAACAAAGCGCCCTGCCTCACTTTTAGCCCCTGATGGTCAACGGCGGACAAAGATCAAACAAGCCTCGACAGATGGAGCCAACGAATACAAGATAAAACTGGAGCGAATGCAAGTCGCACTTGAAAGAGAGAAGATTGCTCTTGAGCAGTTACGCGAAACAACTGTTGACCGTGAAGAAATGAAAAAGGCAGCGCGTGAATTTGGAAGAGCACACCGTGATGCCATGTTGAATTTTCCTCACCGTTTCGGTGCAAGCATTGCAGCACAAGTTGGATGTGATGCTGCTAGCCTTATTGGTGCCATTGATTATTATATGAGAACAGCTTTGCTTGAGGCAGTTAACATTCCAGTGCCTTTTCATGATCCTCATTCTCCAGAGTTAGAAAACTTGCAAGAAACGAATAATGGATGAAAATGCAATCGAAGAATTTTTCGCCAATGCCAATGACGCACGACAACCAGATCCACCGTACACGGTTTCGCAATGGGCGGATAAGAATAGATACCTTAGCACAGTTACGAGTGCAGAGCCTGGATTGTGGAGAACAAAGCGCACCCCTTATTTGCGCGAAATCATGGATAATCTTTCTGTTTATGATCCGACTGAAACAACGGTTGTGATGAAGGGGGCTCAGGTTGGAATGTCGGAAGCAGCGTTGAATTTTTGTGGTTATGCTATTCATCATAGTCCAGGACCGGCACTTTATGTGATGCCAACAGTTGAGACCGCTAAGAAACTATCAAAGTCTCGTCTTGATCCGATGATTTCAGCGAGCCCTGCTTTAAGTGAACGCATTGCCCCTGCTCGTGCACGCGACAGTGGAAATACAATGTTTTCAAAGGAATTTTATGGGGGAACGTTGATGATTACCGGAGCAAATAGTGCTGCTGGTTTACGTTCTTCTCCTATTCGCTATTTGGTTTTGGATGAAGTCGATGCTTATCCATTGAATGTCGATAATGAAGGCGATCCTGTAACAATTGCTGAAAAGCGAACCTCTGCTTTTATTCAACGTAAAATTTTTAAATTGTCCACGCCGACACACCGTGACACAAGCCGTATAGCCAAGGATTTTATGCTTGGTGATCAGAGATATTACAATGTTCCTTGTGATGCGTGTGGTACGCTACAGGCCATTGTTTGGTCGCAAATCAAGTGGCAAAAAGGCGCTCCAGAAAAAGCTGTTTTTGTTTGTGCGCATTGTGGTCATGAACATGCTGAACATCGCAAGGCTACCTTAATGGCGGAAGAAAACGGTGCTTGCTGGATCGCAACACAGGAGCCAAGTAAGCCTCGTCTGCGTTCTTACCATATTTCAGCGCTTTATTCGCCATGGCTGACTTGGGGCGATTGTGCGCGCGAATTTTTAAGAGCCAAAGAAGACCCTGCTCTTTTGCAGGTTTTTATTAATACAGTGCTTGGAGAGCCATGGGAAGACAGAACAGGCGAAGTCATCGATACCGATAGTCTTTATGCAAAACGCGAAGATTATCCCATCGCACCAGAACAAGCCGTGTTGTTGACAGCCGGCATCGATGTACAAAACGACCGCTTAGAGCTTGAAGTAGTGGGATGGGGACGCAGTGAAGAAAGCTGGCATATTGATTATCAGGTCATCCCTGGTGATCCCTCTTCTTTTGAAGTGTGGGACCAGCTGGATGAATATCTTACAAGACGCTGGCCGCACTCTGGTTACAAAGACGGCATCAGGATAACGGCTGCTTGTATTGATACCGGTGGTGGACACACACAGGCTGTTTACAATTATGTGCGCCCTCGTGAAGGACGGCGCATCTGGGGGATTAAGGGGCAAGCGGGATGGCGTGCGGTATGGCCGCGCCGTCCAAGCAGAAACAATAAGGGGCAGATTAATCTCTATATTGTTGGTGTTGATGCGGCAAAAGATATCATCACAGCACGATTTAAAAAATCCGGTCCTGAAGCATCAGGGGCTGGTGCAACACACTTTCATAAAAGCCTTGATCGGGAATATTTTGATCAGCTAACCGCTGAAAGAAAAGTCATCAAATATTTTAAAGGCTTCAAGCGCATTGAATGGCAAAAAAGCGAAAAGGCAAGAAACGAGGCTTTGGATTGTAGGGTCTATGCTTATGCTGCTTTACAAGGTTTGATTTCGGCAGGAATAAACCTTAATCGAGAAGTCGATATCTTAGAAGAGCGTTTGGAAAAACTTAAAGCTGACGCTTCTTTAGAGCAGCCAACATCAGAACATGTGCCCTCTCCTGCTCCAAGAAGATCTCAGATAGCACAACCTCAAAGGAAACAATCCAGAACGGTGATGAATCCTTATATGCAAGGGGATTGGAGGTAATTTGTGGATGAAACTTTAAGACAATTTAACAGCAAATTTTCGAGACTGGAAAGTTTAAAAAGGCGGCGTGAACAAATTGAAGAGGCTCTTTATTCGGGAGCACAATCGGTGCGCCATGGCGATAAGCAAGTCAGCAACCGCTCTGTTGAGGAACTGCGCAGAGCGCTTGAGATGCTGAACACACAAATAGCGGACCTTGAAGGACGCAAGCGTTCACGCGTTTTCTATTTTAATATATCACGAGGCTATTAATGGCTGGCTTTATCAATAAACTCACGGGCTTTTTTACAATTTCTCGTCAACACAATCCCCATTTTGAAGCGGCAAGCAAAAGCCGCCGTATGGGTGGTTTTGACCCCGCAAAAAAACATATTAATAAAGCCATTGAGGAATGCGGTGATACCATTGTTGCCCGTTCAAGATGGCTTTATGACAATGAAGCTCTTTATGGTTCTGCAACGGAGGAATGGGTCTCTGCGGCTATAAGTGATGGGATTAAACCCTATCCTCGCATTGAAGGGTTTCAAGAAGAAAAGAAAAAGCTTTTAGACTTATGGTGGCAATGGGTTGATGAAGCCGATTATGATGAAGATACCAGCTTTTATGGGCTGCAAGCAACCATTGCACGAGAGGTCTTTTTAACCGGAGAGTGCTTTGTAAGATTGCATTATGTTGATCTCTACGGACGCTCTGGTGTACCGCTTCAATTACAAGTTTATCCCACGGAAATGTTGGACCTTTCCTACAATGGACCGGCTGAGATTGAAGGTAATTACATTCGTATGGGAATTGAATTTAATGCCAGTGGTAAGCGCGTTGCTTATCATTTTTGGAAACATCACCCCTATGATGATTGTTCTGCAAGGATAGTCTTTGAGAGTCAAGAACGCATACGTGTCCCCGCTGAAATGGTCCTTCATATCAAAGAGCGCCGTATTGCCGGACAATTGCGCGGTTCTCCCAAAATAACGCGCTGTATGACAAAGATCTTTCAACTCGAATCCTATGACGACGCAGAACTCGATAGAAAAAGGACGGCGGCTCTTTTCGCGGCGTTTGTCAAGGACAATTCACCAAACGTCGAAAAATTATCCGATAATCGTGATAAAAACAACGTTGAAGAAGAATACAAAGCACCTGTCATTGCGCCCGGTGCATCTCTTTATTTAGGAGAGAATAAAGAAGTTACATTCTCAAATCCTGTTGAGGTTGGTGGCTCTTATGAGGCTTTTCAATTTCGCAATATCTTGAAAATTTGCTCGGCTCTCAATATGCCTTATGCCGTTGTGACAGGGGATGTTACGCGGGGGAATTTTTCCAATGTGCGCACCTCCATCATTCAGTTTAGACGTCATGTTAAACAATGGCGCGAACATATCATTGCCTTTCAATTCAACCGCATTATTTGGGAGCGCTTTGTGGAAATTTCCGTGCTTGCTGGATGCGTCAATTTGCCAGGCTGGGAGGAAAACCCCTTGCCATGGCTTCAATGTGAAAGCTTTGCGCCCCCGCTTGAAATGATTGATCCAAACAAGGATATCTCGGCGGAAAAAGAAGAAATCCGTGCAGGCTTGAAAACACGACGCATGGCACTTGCCGAGCGCGGCTTTGATATCGACAGCATTCATGCCGAACTGCAAGAAGAGCACACAGACGCGCGTGTGCGCGGTTTATCTTTTGACACCGATATGGCAGCGCCCTCTGGTGAAAATCAAACGATTGATACCGCAGTTTCAGCCCCTTCTGAGACTTATGAAAGCAACCAAGGCAGCGAGGCACATGCAAATGGTGAATAATCTCGACATGCCGTTTTTGGCATCACGGCTTTTTGGTGTTCCTCATATGCTTGCATCGACAAAGCTTGATATCATTTTGAATGCTCTTGCGCCGCGTCTTTTTGAGGGAGAAAAGTTTCCCCCTAGAGCTTTTGTGCAAGAGGATACGGAAGCTTTAAGACCCCCTGAAACTTATGTGGTGCAAAACAATATTGCTATCCTACCAGTTCATGGCACGCTTGTGCGCCGCGGTGCATGGCTTGGGGCTTTATCGGGTCTAACTTCTTATGAGGGTTTAAGGGCTTCTTTTCGTGAAGCCATTGCACAACCTGATGTTTGCGCTGTTTTACTTGATATTGACAGCGGCGGTGGAGAAGCCGGCGGTGTGTTTGATTTGGTTGAAGAATTCCAGACACTTTCAAAACAATACGACAAGCCCATTTGGGCGCATGCCAATGAGTTTGCCTGTTCTGCAGCTTATGCCATTGCCTGCTCTGCTTCTCAAATATGGGTAGCTCGTACAGGGGTTGTAGGCTCGATTGGGGTTGTTTGCGCCCATCTTGATCAGTCACGCGCAGATGAAAAACACGGGCATAAATGGACCTTTATTTTTGAAGGTGATCACAAGGTTCATGGCAACCCTCACGAACCCTTGAACGAGACAGCACAGATAAAAATGCAAGCAGATTGCGCCCTGCTCTACGACATGTTTGTCGATTGGGTGGCGCAAAATAGACGCTTAAATGCTGATGCAATTCGTGACACAAAAGCAGAAAATTTTATAGGCACCCAAGCTCTCACGCTTGGATTAGCAGATGCGCAGGGCACCCTTGCGCAAGCTTTGGAAGCCTTAACGGATTCCATATCACAAAACCCAACATCAACAGCAAAAGAAGGACAAAACACATGGCACGCACAAAATACCGCGCCGAACAAGAAGACGATGAAAGGATTGTCGACATCCTCGATGAAGAAGAGGAGGATGAAGACAATGAAAACAAGCAGGAAAACATAAAAGCTGCTCTTGAAAAAGAAAGAAAGCGCGCAAAAGCACTGACCAACCTTGAAAAGCAAGCAAAGCAATTAGGCGTTTCTTTTGACGCAGCAAAAGCTATTCAAAACGGTATGAGTCTCGAGAAAGCACGCCAGTGTGTGTTGGCGGCTGCTAGCTCTCAGAGCGCGTCTTTAAAAGTCTCGCCTTATACCCCTCATAGTGATGGGACAAGCAAGGCAAAGATTCACGCAAAATGGGAAGCAGCTTGGAGGGCAGTGAAATGACGAATATTATTTATGACGACGTACGCAATGGCGCTTATCTTGGACCCTACGACCCCGATATGTCAAACGAACAAGTGGTGTTTGCATCAGGAGCATTCATTGAAGCGGGAACTGTCATGGGAAAGATAACCGCAACGGAAAAATATATCCCCCTTAATCCAGCAGCAACAGATGGCAGCCAAACACCGGCAGGGATTTCTTTTGCCACTATTGACGCAACAGAAGCAGATCAACGCGCCGTGATTACAGCACGCTTATGCACTGTAAAAGCTTCTGAACTGCTATGGCCAGATGCCATCACAGATGAGCAAAAGAACGCGGCCATTCAGTCTTTCGAAGACAAAAACAACATTCTGTTGCGATAGGAGAATGCGCACATGGATATGAATTTTTTTAAACATGATGCTTTCTCAAGCATTACAATGATGAAAGCCATTGAAAACTATGAGTTTCAACCGGGTCTTGTGAGTTCTCTCAATCTTTTTGAGGAAGTTGAAACCAGCACCACAGTGGTGGGGATTGAACGGCGTGACAATACATTTTCGCTTATTCAAACCAGTGAACGCGGGGCACCTTTAGCAGAAGGCGATAGAGAGGGTCGTAACCTTCGGTTTTTTAAAACAACACGGATTGCCAAAAGTGATACCGTGAAATCAGAAGAAATCCAAAATCGGCGTGAATTTGGCACAGAAGATCAGTTAGAGACAGCAATGAAATATATTGCCAGAAAACAAAAGAAACTGATTTCTGAAATCGAATTGACATGGGAAAACATGCAGCTTGGCGCTGTTCAAGGTGTTGTCCTTGATGCTGATGGTTCGGTGATTGTCGATTGGTACAAAGAATGGGAAATCACACCACCAAAGCCGATTGACTTTAAACTGGAGAATGAAACAACCAATGTTGCCGACAATGTTGATCGGGTCATTATGCGAATGATTGAAGCTTCAAAAGGAGCGTTTTCTGATCGTTCACGGATTATTGGGCTTTGTGGAAATGAATTCTTTTCCAAGTTGAAAAACCATAAAACAATTCGTGAAACCTATTTAAACACAGCCTTAGCACAGACCCTCAATAGCGCAAGAGGTGTTGCAACACCAAGTGCTCTTGGCTCGGGGAGCTTTAGGAGTTTTGACTTTGCGGGGGTGACCTTTATCAATTATCGAAGCATTCACAACTATAATGTGAGTGCAAAAGCTGGGACAAAGCGCGCCATAGGAATTAAGCCTGATGAATGTCAATTCTTTCCTGTTGATGCGCCTGGTGTATTTCAGAAAACCTTTGCCCCTGGCGAAAGCTTGGATTTTGCCAACACGGTTGGAAAACCTCTCTACACGATGCTCATCGTCGACCACGACCGTAATGCATGGGTGAAACCTGAAGTGTACAGCTATCCGCTTTACATTTGCACACGCCCTGAAATGCTGTTCAAAGCAGTCATTGGAGCGAAATAACATGCGATGGCACGGGCTGCTAAACAAAATGGTCAAAGATGTGCGCAATACCTTTGGGCAGCCCGTCATCTACAGGCGAAAGGACAACCAGCAATCTTTTCGGATTACAGCGATTTACGGCATCAAACATTCGGAATCGGACGCCGGTGGTAGAATCCCTACCACAATTGCAAGAAAGGAACTTGATCTCTGCATCAATGACATTGGAGGCTTACCTCCAAAGCCTGAAGACAGCGTTGTTGTAATGGCTCCTGAAAACACTGAAGACACCACTCAGGAACACTTCACTGTCACTGATGTCCAAGCCTCTGAATCCGGTATGTATAAGCTTATCTTGCGGGAGCTAAAACAATGAAGCATCTTTATTTGGTGTGTTTAAAAATCAATAAGGCTGCCCAAGAGCCCTAACCACTGCAGCAAATTGGGGAGTAGCGGTGAATTTGTAGTTCCATGGTATACCAGAGCGGCGATTAACCCGACATCCCTCATATGTGATGTCTACTGATGCAATTCGCGTCCAAGTAGTTCGTTCATTCTTTTCAGAGCTTTCAAACACAATAGCTTGATCGGTTACCAAAAGACGCCCACGTGCTACAACTACCATTTGTTCTATTTTATTTACTCTACGTTTACCAACAAAATTAGCATATTCTTGAACTCCCAACAATTTTTCATTAGGTGCTAGACGATAATCATATTCACTTGCATCAAGTTCTTGAAACATTTCACATGCTTCGGAAAAATTAAAGGGAGGGATATCTGGTTGTAACATCGCAACTTGTTGTTCAAAATGTTTTTTGCGTCTGTATAGACAATAATTATATAAAGCGGAACCTGCAGAAAAAGTGAGGATTATTAACAACCCCCATCCCCAAAAACCTAACCCATCATTTTCATCTGATTTATTGTCTTCAATGGAGATAACTTGCTTATCGGTATTCTCAGCTGGTACCTGAGTCACGCTTTCGTTTTGAGTAGCAACATCTATTGATGAAGTCGAGGAGGAGATAACAATTTCGTTATTGTGTGCAACTTGTTCTGATCTGTCTTTGTGTACAGAAGCCCCTACTATTGCAGAGCCGATAAATAATAAAGCTCCAATACCAAGAGTTTTCAGTCCGTTTTTCCGCCATTTTTTTATACATACAAAAACGATTCCAGTAATAATAATTGGTAAAGATAACAACCATACAATCATCGCAATTGTGTCAAGCGTATCGAGCATTATTTCCCCCCTCCGCTATAAATAAAAAATAAAGCTGATAGATTTGAAGTGAGTCGACAAATAAAGTAAAGATGCGTTTATCATTTTTAGAAAAAAGTGATATTACTGCTTGACATTATGATAGGATTATGAATAATCGAATCAGGTGCCTAAGAAACACCTTAAAACAACAAGCGGATTGGTTGCCGAAATAATCAGTCTTCCGCACATTGTAAAGGCTTTGACTCATTATATGCGTATAGCGTATACTGGTCTTGTCGGGTGTGGTTATGCCATAAAATACCTTTCCGGGGGAAAGCATAACGACGGGCTTGTTGCCGTGTTTCTTAGCACCCGGCACTTTTTTAAAGTGTCATTAAGAAACATCTATCAACAAGGAATTCATTATGAACACACTTATAGAAATTAGAGAACAGGTTATTGATCAGGAAACTGTTCAAACCGTCAATGCTCGTGATTTGCATGCGTTTTTGGAAATAAAGTCTGAATTTAGAAATTGGATTAAAAATCGCATTAAAGAATGTAAATTTCAGGAAAATATAAACTTTATAACTGCGGTAAATTTTTACCGGGGTGGAAAAATAAAAGAATACCACATTACATTAGACATGGCTAAACACCTTTCAATGATCGAGCGTAATGATAAAGGACATGAAGCACGTCAATACTTTATCAAATGTGAACGGCTTTTGAAACAAGTAGTGACACCGCAAATTGACTACTCTAAACCCGAAGCATTGCTAGGTGTCTTGAATCACTTACAAAATCAAATCGAGCAGAAAGATCATGTTATTTCTGAGTTAGAGCCAAAAGCAAAAGCACTTGAAGGCTTGAAACGCTCTGATGGTCTGTTTGGGTTGATTGAAGCTGCAAAGATGCTTGAAGTACGACCAAAAGATTTAACCGATTACTTGCGTAAACATGATTGGGTCTATCGACGGGCTCCAGGAGCTCCATTGTTGCCCTATCAGGATAAGATCAAGAAAGGATTCATGGATTGTCCTGCTATTACCATCCAAAGACCGGATGGGTCAGAAAAGGTGCTGCCTTCAACAAAAATCACATCCAGAGGATTGGCTTGTTTGAGAGAACAAATCTTTGGGGGTGTACAATGAAGTGCAGTGTCGATTTCTTATGCGATTTGTGGATGGCATTATCTCAATTTTCTAGACATGAAAGTATGAGCGATAAAGATTGTACTGCTCTGGTTGACACTATGAGTGTAGTAGAAAAAGCTTTGATCTTAAAGCTTCGAGATGAGATGCCAAGTATACTTAAAATCTTAACAGTTTTAACAGATTTTGGCGATTCAGAATTACCGCATAGCATGGATTCTTTTTTGAAAGCTTACGAACCAAATTTAGAACACCCCATTAAAAAGGTTGCTTAAGTTAAAAACAGATCTCCCCTCCCCGTTCTTAAAGTGGGGAGGT